GCAAGTCTCTTAATCTCTGGTGCTTTACTTTTCACTTGTGCTGCATCTGATATTGCTTCAAATCCTCTGCCTTCAAAAAATGCTTTTGATGCTGCTGCTAATGCATCTGATGCATATTCTCTTTTAGCATCATCAAGACCCAAAGCTTTTTCAAGATCAGTCATTGTAACTTCAGCTTCATCTATTTCATTTACTTTAGGTGTTTTTACTTCTAATGTTTTCTTACCATCAGGATCTTCTATTTTAGGATCATCTTCTTTTTTTTCTTCAGTTGGAATTGAACCCTCACTAGCTTCTGCTTTTGTGTTTATTTTTGGTAGAGTCGTAGTATCTAAGCTTGCTATTAAACCCTCTGTGCCGTCATCATCACCTTGAGCTTCATAAAATTCTGTTAAACTAGCTGTATCAGCTAGGCCACTTTCTTTACCAACGAGAGGAAATCGCTCTGTATCAAACATTGTTGCTCTAATTAAATTATCTAAACCACCTGTGCCTTGTCCAGGTATAAATCTAGATTTAAGATTTATAGGGTTGTTTCTAAGAAAAGGATTATTTCTATTTGCATCTATAATTTGTTGACCAGTTACAAAGCCAGCGCTCTGATATCCAACTCTACCACCATCAGCTAAACCTGATGCTATGCCCGTGCCATAACTATTAACACGACCACCTCTAAACATTGGTCTTCTTAATATTCTACTCATTATCCAAATAGTCCTAATTTAGATCCTATACTTGCAAGTCCTGTACCAACACCTAATGCAGTTTGTAATGGGCTTGGTCCTGCACCTGGTGCTTGATATCCGACTGTTTGTGTAGGAAATGCACCTGGTTGAATTTGTGCAAGTTGTTGTCCTACTAAACCTAATCTAGTGAAAGGTTCAAACTCTGCTTCTCTAGCTGCTGCTGCCGCTGCATCTGTGATAGCTTGTTGTTGTGCTTGGCCTGCTTGACCTAATTGTGTTTGGTAAGTTCCAAGTCCTTGTCTTGCTGCTAAGTCTTGTGCTGCAGCTGCTTGTGCTTGTTGAAATCCTTGTGCTAATAATTGTGCTTGCAACGCTCCACGCTGCGCTAAGTTTCTGCTAGCTTGTTCTGCTGCAAGAACACCTTCTCGTCCACCACCAAAAGCTCCAGCTTGTATAGCTCTATCTCTATCTGCTGTTTGTCTAATCGCTGCTTGTCTATCAAACTCTGCTAATGTTGTATCTATAACTTCTTGTTGATACGGAGACATAAAAGGTTGAAATGCATCTGGACCTACTAATGTTCCTAATCCTGCTGCTGCAGTTCTAGCATCTTGTTGTAATTGTGATTCAGCTGCAATAGTTGGTGCAAACGCAGCTGTGTCTATAGGTGTGCCTATTAATGGTTCTAATTTTTTAGTGAATGCTGTAAGTGCACCTTCTAATATCGGTGCGGGTAATACTTGTGATATTGTAGTTGGTTCTGCCATTATGCTCTTGCCTCTAATTTATGCATTAAATCATACATTCGTTTTGCGCCTTTATTAATGCTTCCACCACCAGCTGCTCTAACAGCATCGGCAGTCATTACAAATTCATTTTTGCTTAGTCTTGCAGGGACGTCGTCCGCTCTCTCTTTGGCACCTATGGGTATGAAACCACCAGTTCGCATATCCATTTCTTTACCACCTAAATCCATTATACCACCTTCCTTCATTTTTACAACACCTCCGTCTTTTAATCCTAATTGATCTAGGGTTTCGTCAATAATATCTTGTGCAAAGTTAGCTCTAGTCATAGAGGCTATGATAGCTGCTCTTCTAGCTGAATCTGATGCTTCTTGTTCTTCACCAGCTAGTCTATTAAATTCAGCCAATTCTGCTTTATAAAGTGCATCTTGTTCTTTAGCAAAGTTGACAGCATCTTGTATTGTTTGACCTGTTACAGGAACAGACGCAGCTTTTACACCAGCCATACTGAATATACCAGGACCACCTTCTACAACTGGCGCACTCATAAACTCACCTGCTTTTTGTAAACCTGTAATACCTAAATCTTTTGCTTGTGTTAAAAGAGATCGAGGAGCAGCCAAAGTTTCTGATGCAGCACTAATAGCGTCTATGTCTGCACCAGCAGCACTTAATTTATCTAATTGTGCTCCTGCTGCTTGTTGTGAAGTTTGTAAACCTTCTGTTGCACCGGGTGTTGATAAATAACCAGAAGCAGTTGCTAAAGCCAAAGGTAAAACATCAAAGTCTCCTTCTGATCCTTCTTGTGCTAACTGTGATCCTAATTGAATAGTTCCTGAAAGTATTGCTCTTTGTAAAGCAGGATTATTAGAAAAAGGTAAAGATGCTATACCCCCTCCAGGTAGCATAAACGGAGCTACTGCTGCAAGATATGGTAAAGCCGGTTTTATTTCATTAGGTACGATTTTATCTAATACCTTAGCTATTGGTTTTGTTACTTTTTTTATTATCTTCTTAAATGGCATAGTTGTTAATTTTACTTGTTTTTCTTATTTCCGTCAATCGCTGATGTTAGTTGCTGTACCCAAAGGTATCGACTCTACAGTTACTTTAACATCTCTTCTGATGTGTTCAGATTTAGTAGAAGTATCAGGATTTTGTACATCCTGCATAGCTTCAGCGTCTGACATGTATTCTTGACCTGTTTTTGTGTTTGTTAATGTTACTTCTGTTTTAGGTGTAATTACCGGAACTCTTTTACCGTCTATTGTTTCATACCTTACAGAAGCTTCTGTTTCTACAAATGGCATTATCTGTCCTCCCTATTTATTTCTAGTATAGATGCAACAACATCTACATTACCACTGGTTGCTTGAACTTTTAGCACTTCACTTTCTTCCATAATTAAAGGTTCTGTTAACACTTGTTCTTTTTGACCAGAGGTCAAACTGACATCGTTATCAATTACAAAAGCTGTGCCTGCTGCATTAGTTAAAGTTACTTTTACAACTGCTGAACCTGCAGCATCCTCTGCCACGTTTATAGATTTAACAATAGCTCTAGAGTTAGAGGGAACAGTGTATAAAGTTGTAAGAGTTGTATCAGTTAAACTTACTTTATCGTTTTTATATATATTTGCCATTTTATCCTAATCCAAAAAATGTATATCTCTCAGAGTCTTCTTTTAATTGTGTTAAATAGGTAGCGTTTAATTGTTCTACCACTGTAGAGATAGCTCTGTTAATTTGTCTTTGGTTATCTTCTGTATATTCTTTTTTAGGTTCTGGTAATCTTACTACTATCTTTGTCATTACATATCTTCCATATTAATTGTTTCTATACCTTCTTTTTCTTTATCTGCCAACATAGCAAAATCTTCTAGTTGCATATTTGCTTCATCTGCATTTGCAGGTGTTGATTGTAATACCATTGTTAATGTAGCAACAGGTAAACTAGCTAAAAAACTTAATCCTTTTGTAGCTAATGGAGTTAAACTTCCAGCTCTTGCTAAAAAAGTTTGTAACAAATCAGTTTTAGCAGCATTAAGTAATTTAGGATCTCGTATATTTACTTCAAAATCTGATGCTCCTAACTTTTCAAATAATTCTTTTGGTATATTTAATTTTTTTACTTTACCTTTTAAATCTCCAATAAGTTTACCTTGAGACTGAGAACCGCCTCGAGCCATGTATTTAGCTAGATCTTTGTCTCTAGTAAAATAAGTTCCTCTTAGTTTATCAAAATCTAATTTAGATCTTGAAGGAGCTTCACCTCTATATAATTCAATTAAATCCTCTATGCCTGCCATTATCTTCTACCATCTGGTTGTATATCTACTTGAAAGGTACCAAATCTCCATGCCTCACCTGATCCGGTATTTTCTATTTTAATACTAGCGTATCTCCCTCTTGCTCTTGTATCTACTTTATTCGTAGACGATGTAATTGTAAAGGGACTTAATGGAGAATCTTCTCTAGTCTCAGCTGGAAAATCGCTTATACCAATAGTTACTTTATTGTTTCCTGTTAAAACTTTAAAGTTAGGTAAGAATCTTCTCATAGCTAAAAAGATTTCACTCTGATCTTTTTGTAAAGAAAAACTAAATGATTGCACAAAAGATGTTAAAGTCGTTGTGCTGCCATCAGGATTAATTTGATCTGTTCCAATCTCGTGTTCAAATAATACACTTCGACCTAATCCTGTCTCACCTACCACAGCTGGAAAAGTTCCTGTAGCTGAACTATTGTAAGCTGTTGCGTAAGGTTTAGGATAAATTAAAGAATCAATCCAACTTGTTCTGATTGAATTAGTGTTTGTTCCACCATACCAATTACCCATAGGTAATCTAGCATTATCTTCACCGTAGTTGTAAGCAACGTATCTGTTATTAAAATCAGAGCCTGATGTTGGATACCACCATGTTACTTCTGTAAATAGATTATTAATACCTGCATTTATTTGTTGACCTTTTGTAGTATCAATATTGTCATAAACATCGTCCTCTAAAGAACAAGGCAATGAGTTAACGGTACCATCAAAAGAGAAGAAACCATTTGTGCCCATCCAATATGCAACACCATCTATTTCAATGGCTGCGTTTTGTCCAATCAAACCACAGTTCGTGCCCACTTGTTCAAAACCAAATGTAAAAGGCGCACCTACAAACTTCATTGTATAAAGTGCATTATCAGTCCAAACTAGAATATTTTCTTTTGCAACTAATGCACCCATAATTTTTGTGCCGTCTTGTAATCTTTGTGTGCCAGCTGTGTTTGTAGCTTCAACTGTATATTGATTTATATCTTCATCTGCAGAGAATCTTATAAACATATCGTCTTGTGTTGTTGGATCACCAATTGTTGTTTCCGTTCCAAAATGAATTAAGTGTCTTGTTGTTGGAGAAACTAAAGTTGATCTCGTTGCTGTGGGGTTACTGTTAGTTGCAAATCCTGATGTTGTTGTTGATGCTCTTGTTGTAAGTCTAGCTGCAATTCCTGAATTCCAAGTAAATGTTTTACCATTCAACACCGTTGCAATAAGTACTTCTCCAAAATTACTTAAAGACCAAAGACCTGGTTCTAATGTAACTGTAGATGCTTCTACTGCACTTCCAAACCCTGTAAAGTCTGTTGCGTTGGTTACTGTCGCGGCATCACTATGGGCTTGACCATTTGATGTACCTGGAGTTGCTGTGCCTAATGCACCTCTAGTAATACCTGTTAACTCATTACCCGCAACACCTGTGTAAGTTATTAATTCATTACCAACAGCTATTGTACCTGATGGACTTGGAAAACCTGTTGTTGACGTCAGTCTAATTTGTGTAGCTGATCCATTATTACCTTGAGTATCCGCGCTCAACGCTCCGTCTAAATCATTTTGTAGAGCACCTGTAATCGTACCACCATAATTTCCAATACCAAATCCATAACCATAAGATTGTGCAGCTGGGCCAACAGGTTCATAAGGTTTTAAAGTTATACTACCACCAGCAGATACTGTGCCGGTTGCAGCTGACCCCATTGTAATTGTAAAAGTTGTAGGACTTGGAACTGATATAACTTGAAAGTTTTTATCTTCAAAGTCTGATGCTGAAAAACCTGTACCACTTGGTAAAGTAACACTATCAAATAAAACTATGTCACCTACGTTTATATTATGTGCAGCTGAAGTTGTTATTGTAACTGTTGTTGTAGAGTTTGTTGAAAGTGTTGCACCAGTAATATCAGCTTTCAAAGGTGTAACATCAAAAAGTTGTCCTTCAAAATATACAAGT